CCCTCCCACAAGGGGAGGGCCACGCGTCGTTAATAGCGGCGTATGCTAACTCAGGCATGTCTACCTAAGGATATTACCAGGTGGGAACTCAAAGGTACAGGACGTTAAAATCCTTCCAAAGTGCCGGTGACGGGTATATCATATACCCCGGCTCCGGCCCAGGAGGATCCGACTTGAAGATCTACAGTTCAACAGACCCTATGATTAATAGTGCCTGGATGAATGATGTAGAAAACTCTCCACCTTATCCTAGACTAGGAGAAGGCGATGTCGGTTGTCAAATGGCTTCGTATTCGGAGTCTTATACTCCGAATGGCACGGGTCCTTATAAAGTACAAGGGCTCGGGCGTAGATACGAAGGCGGACTCCACACTTATGCGTGGACCGCACCCATCCTTACCAATAACGGGAAAGTTAAAGCGAATAGTGGCGACCCTCTTAGCCTACGGGCTATTGGGACTACTGCTATCGCTCGTACTATCCCCACCCACCCAGTCGTCGGAGGAGCGGTTGCACTGGCAGAACTTCGAAGAGAAGGTCTACCGCTTGTGCCTGCCGCTTCAACTGTCAAACTGGCGGTGCAACAACATAAGTTGCTCCGAAAGGGTTACCGCAAGGCTTCCGCCGGAAAAGTCCGGGGAAAAGATGCTGGTAATGAATTCCTTAATCTCCAGTTCGGCTGGGCGCCCATCGTATCGGATCTGCGAAAATTAGCGTATTCTATCAAGAATGCGCATAAGATCGTAGACGACTTACATAGGGGCAGCGGACAGAAAGTCCGTCGCCGGTATGAGTTCCCTACAACCAATGAAGTCAGCGGGCTCTATAATGAGCCTAACGGCATCAGGTCACCTGCTTTTGATGGTGATCTGGGCTTCGTTGACGCTTGGATGTTGGGTGATGGACCCACGACCTTCCATATGAGAAACGAGTATCAGCGGAAACGCTGGTTCTCGGGGTGCTATACATACTATATCCCGCCAGCCGAAGATTTCTTCGGTAAAGCGAGATTGTATGAGTCCTATGCAAATAGGCTTTTAGGCACCCGTCTCACACCGGAAGTAGTGTGGAATATAGCCCCTTGGAGCTGGGCCTCCGATTGGTTCGCCAATGCGGGAGATGTCTATACCAATTTATCTTACTTTGGTCAAGACGGCCTTGCTATGCAGTATGGATATGTAATGGAATCTAACACCAGTACATTCTATACTTCGCTAACCGCCAGGGTAAACCTTGTCGGCAAACCGAATACATATATTAACATATCCGAAGACTTTACGTCTAGGACTATGCAACGTCTGTATGCATCTCCTTACGGTTTTGGTGTCACTTTCGAGGAGTTTACTCCTCGTCAGATGGCCATCACCGCTGCTCTTGGACTTACCATGGGACAGCGTCGTTAGAATCAGCCTCAAGGTCCATTCGGGCCTTGAGAACATTAACACTAATCAAACTAAATAATAACTAAATATTTAGTTCAAGGAGTTATAATGGCCTTTTCCGATCCGCAGTCCGTCACTGTCAATGCCGTTGCTCAGTCCCTCCCGCGAGTTTCTACGGGTTTGAATGAGTCGTCCTACCGTAAGGAGGACGGTTCGTATCGCATGACCATTCGCCATTCATATGGCAAGCGGGTGCGTACGAACATCAGGCTTGACAATGTCAAGCTGGCAGCCGATCCCTTCACGCCATCGATCAACAAGGAAATCAACGTTAATGTTGGTTTCACGATCGATCGGCCTGTCGCCGGCTTCACCAACGCAGAGATTAAGTACGTAGCAGATGCGCTTGTCGCGTATCTGACTGCGTCCTCTGGGGCGAACGTCACCAAGCTTCTTGGTGGCGAGAGCTAGATCATCATCTAGCTGCGGGATCTGTCTCATCCAGGGACAGGTCTTAGTTCGGAACGACCATTGTCATGATACACCCCCACTTTATGGAGGAAACATGAAAGGCCTATCAAAACTCTGGACTGTCGTAGCGGATGAATTTGCTGCGATATGCCGCGTTGACGCAACCAAGGACATTGATTATGTCCTTGGGAGGATAGAAAAGGAGGGGGTTTCGTTTCTTACGATTACCCTCACGAACTTCGGAAAAGCTTTCGAGCTTGCTTTATCCGAGGGTCGTACCGCACGGAAGTTTGCCAATTCTGCTGACGAACCCTTTGCAGGGTTCCAACGCAGGCAAGCTTCGGGAATTCCTCACTTTCTGAGTGGATTCCTCGGCCTGATCTTCAATCCTCAATCAGGTGTTCTTCTCGAGGAGGCAAATGTGGACGCCATTCTTGCCGTACGTCAGCTTACGCTGATGTTTGGTAAGATACTTCTTCCTTGCAGTGATGCGAGGGTGGAGAAGGCGTTCACTAGCTACCTCGAGTGTGAGCAGGAGCTGATCGCCAGCGACAAAAGCATGACCGTCGGCCTCATAGAGGACTTCGAGCGTGCGTCGCTGTTGCTCTGGGGTGACACCATGCAGCAAGTAGACGAAGACATCTACTATGGCCGCATCATCCCAAAGCACGGACCCGGTGCCACGGCTGATCGCCTCGTCGCTAACGCGAAGTGGAATCAGCTTGAGTGGACTGAGCGTCTGGAGAAGATATTCCCATTCGGGGAGTATCTCATTCCTAGTCCTCGGTATCACACTGAGTACCTTTCGTATATCAGCTTCCTGGAGCCCGGTTCGGAACGGCCTGTGAAGGTCATTACCGTACCTAAAACGCTCAAAACGCCTCGAATTATTGCCATCGAGCCGACCTGCATGCAATATATGCAGCAAGGCATTTCTCGATCCCTCGTACCGCGCTTGGAGAATGTCTACTCCAGGAAGGGTATTTTGGGTTTCACGGACCAAACGGTTAATCACCGAATGGCACGTGTAGGGTCAATATCAGGTAGGTTGGCAACCTTGGACTTGTCCGAGGCTTCCGACCGCGTTTCGAATCAGCTTGTAAGAGCGATGACTCGGCGTTTTCCTCACCTTTCGGAGGGGATAGACGCTTGTCGTTCGCGCAAAGCTGATGTAAATGGTCAAGTAATTCGTTTGACCAAATTCGCGTCGATGGGCTCCGCTTTGACTTTCCCCATAGAAGCAATGGTCTTTTCGACCATCGTGTATATGGGGATCGCCCAAGCGAAAGGCCGCCTGTTGGATGAGGAGCTCGTTCAAGAGTTCCGTCATTCAGTGCGTGTCTACGGGGACGATATTATCGTTCCCACAGACTGCGCGAGTTGGGTCAAGGTTCTCCTTGAGACTTTCGGTTTCAAGGTGAATACCTCCAAGAGTTTTGCGGTTGGAAACTTCCGCGAATCTTGCGGGAAGGAGTACTTTCGAGGCGACGACGTATCCGTTTGTCGTGTTCGACGAGTTATTCCTTCTGGCCCAGGCGACGTACCGGAGATTCTGTCCTTTGTCACTTTTCGTAATCAGGCCTACTGGTCTGGTTTGTGGCAAACGGCAAAATATTGCGACGACATTCTGGAGAGGGTCCTTAAGGGACTTTATCCTATAGTCGAAACAACGTCTCCCGTTTTAGGACGTGAATCAGTTTGTTTCAGACCTGCAATGCAGGGATGGGACGATGACATTCACCTACCTCTAGTCAGAGGTTGGATCCCACGCGTAAAGTTCCCCCAAAGGGGACTAGACGGTGTGGGTGCCCTAATGAAATGTCTTCACCTACTCGGTGCTTCAGAGGATGATAACGAACGTCATCTTCGTCAGAGCCGAAAAGGCGGCATGCCAACCGCCCAGGTGGACCATTTGGTCCGTTCGGGACGGCCCCTCTCCGTTAGCATGCAAAGAGGGTGGCGCGCTGTGGTCTTTGACCGCAGGTCTAACAGCTAGGTTTGTAATCTAGTCATCAGACAGCGCCATAAATAAATAGGACGTTACCCTTCCCGGGGTAGCGCTCGCTGTGTTTACACAGCGAGAGAGGAGGC